ATTGCTTTTTGTTGTTCTTGAGTAACGCCCGGTCTCAACTTGATCTCGTCGTAATACTTCTTTTTCGTTTCCTCCAAAAAGTTTTTGGCCTTTGCAATTTCTTCTTTTTTCGCGAGTTTCTTTTTTCTTATATCGCGATCCTCATCTACTTCTTCGTCATAATCAAATTTATCTTCCATAATAAATTCAATTTCATCAGAATCTAAATGAGGTTTAGTTCTTTTATAATATTCTTTTAGTAAAGCCGTGTCATCTACATTAGTATAATCTGCATTTAATCTAACATAGTCATTTATATCACCACCAGTTTCTTCCATAAATTTTACCAATTTTTCTACATTTTCTGGTAAATTTACTTTAGGTTGTAGTTCTGGTTCTGGAATTTTTACTTCTTCTTCAGCTTTAGGTTCTTCAATTATTTCAGTAATAGTAGCTACTGGTTCTTCTTTTTTCTCTTCGGTAGCTTCTTGTTTTTCGGTGTGTGCCTCTCCCACTTCTCCGCCATCTTTGGAAAGTTCTTGTACATCCACCTTCGTTGTGCTTGACTCTGGAACGGCATCTTCTTTTATTTCTTGTTTTACTTCTTCTACTTTTTCTTCTTCTTTTTTAGATAAATCTAATTTAACTGGTTCATCTTTTTTTAATAGTTTTTTAGGACGACCAGGTTTCTTTTTTATTTTAAATTCACCTTGCTCTAGTTCTCCAGTAGGAGTTTCTTTTATTTCTTCTTTTGACATAATATAATATAATAGTTTGTTTTGTTTTTAAGTGATTGTAAAAGCACTCATGTCTAATCCTGCAGGATCATCTTGCTGCTCAAAATTAGTTGGAGCAGAATCATTTTGTCTTTGGCTAATCATTTTACTTTGTTGAGTAGCTTGTATTCTAGTTCGTTGATCTTTTCGATCTTCAATATCTTTTTCTTTTTTATTATCTATTTCAACTTCCATACTTTTTAACTGTATGTCATATCCATATTTAAGCTCTAACATTTGTTTTTCAATCTCAGCTTTCATTTGCATTTTTTGCATTTCAAATTGAGATTTACCTTTTTCTATTTGTAATGTAGTTTCTGCTAATGCTTGTTGCTTTTGCATTTCAGCTAAACTAGCTTGTTCTGCTGCTTGTGCATTGGCTTGAGCTTGAGCTTGTATATTTTCTAACTTAACTTTTTCATCATACTCTTGTTTCTTTTTTCTTCTAAACTTAAGTAATTGATTTGCTAATTTTAAATTTTTAACTTCTCTAATATCTATTGCATCTTCTAAATATATTGATTGAGTTTTTAAAGCTATTTGTATGTTTTGTTCTAACTGAGCTTTTTCTTCTTCATCAGGTTCTAAATCAATAAATATACCAAAGTCATGTATATTAAGATTAGCTAATTCATCTAGTGTACCAACATTATATTTAGATATACTATTTTCTAATGCATCTCTTGTAAATGGAAACTGTAATGAATCAGCAACTCTTAATGATATATTTTCACACATTTTTAATGTCAAATATAAACCAGCTTGCAATATATGTCTTGTTGCTGTATTACTATTAGCAGCCGCTAATTTTTGTAAACCTACTAATGAATTTTTATCTGGATTACTACCATCTCTAGCTTCATTGAGTCCGGTTACATCTCTTATCATTTGTAAATAATACTGATAAGTTTGTGTTAGTGATGCTATTTTAGAACCACCTGATCCACTTTGTAATTCTTGTATTGGAACTTTACCACGGTTTGGATCTCCATCTTGAGTTAATGATCTACCTACAATACTACCAGTTTGAAAATACATATTTAAAGCTTCAGCTGGATTATAGTTTGTACCATTACCTAAATCTACTTCTGCTAAACCATCCATATCTAAATAAACACCATCTGGTACCATTCTAGATAATACTTGTTGTATTTTTAAATGTGTTAATTGAATCATATCAGCAAAACCTGTAATACGATTTACTAATGAGTCAATACGACCTTTATACATTCTAGGTGCGCATATTTGATAGTTCATATTAACCTTCATAGTATTAGCAGTAGGCCTTGTCATATGCTCTGCTAATTTCCATTCAAGCATTAATGGATGACCTAATATTTTAGCTCCAGTGTATAATGTTTCTATAGTTCTAGATACTCTATCAAAATTATCACTTGGTGGTGGATTAAAAAAATCAGGTTTTTCTAATGCTTTTTCTAATCCTTGATCTGTATATTTTATTTTAAATACTTGGTCACTATAACTTTTATATTCAAAGTATAATACTTGAACAGTAAGATCATCTTGTCTACCATTATAGTTTCTTAAATAATTTTGATTACCTGGATACTTTTGTATTTCCTTCATTTCACTATCAGTCAAATTAGGAAATTGCATTTTTAAATCTGATAATGTTATAGATTTAACTTCACCAGCATAATATATATCTTCAAAATTAGGGTCTTCAGTATATGAATATACCAAGCAAGCAGGATCTACATAATCAACTTTAACTCCTTGTGATCTGTTCCAAGTTGTTTTTACAGCTCCAATACCTAAAACTGTTAAATCATAATTTAATCTTTGTCTAACTAAATCGTATTTATTGTTATCTAATATATGATTAATAACTTCTTCTTCAGCTACTTCTACCGATTGTTTAAAATCCATTTGCATGTGAACTTCTAACTCTTCTAAAGTTTGAGGAGTATCAGCAGCAGTCATAGAAAAAGCATCTACACCTAAAGTTTGTTGAGCTTGTTCTAAATATTCTCTAGCATTTATATCAACCATTAGTTGATTAGCATAATCTGTTCTAGTTTTTAAACATGCTGGATCTTGAGCAAAAGCGTTTATTTGAAAATTACGCTGAGACATACCATTAACTACAATATCTACAAATTTAGATACAACAGGTACAGGTTTCCAGTCTAAATTTAAATATGATAAATCACCATTTATAGCTAATTCATCTTTATATTTTTGAACAGGTTGTTCTCCTCTGGCATATAATCTTAATAAATTATAATTATTATAATTAGTAGTAGCATAACCCATATTAGGTCCTTGTCTAGAATTACTAAACCATTCACCTTCTATAGCTCGGCCTACTTGTAAACCATAATCTAAACTTGCTTTTTCTGCATCTGGTACCACCTGATCGGGAAAAGAACTATTGCTATTAGTATAAACCATTTATTTATTTTATTATTTTTGAAACTTGACCATCGTTATTATATCTTCTAATACCAAGCTTAATAGGATTTTTTTGTCTTACTGCCACTGGTCTGTATTTATTTTTATTACAAGCCATTATAGCAAGTCCAGAACTAATTGAAGCATCATGCTTTGTTCTATTGTTAATATTGAATTTAGCCCAATCTTCTAAAGTACGTTGCATGTACATGTCACCATAACCTTCGCCTAAAAAACCTACGTGATCTTCAATATATGTTTCTATTGCAGCTGCATGAGCTTGTTTAATATCTTCACTTGAGTTAGGTATACCACCTATTTCTCTTTCAGTTGTTGATAGTTTATTCCAGACTTTATCAGGTCTGTTCATACTAAAACCTCTATAACCTCTACGTTTTAAATAATATAAAAGTCTAGGTTTATTATTTTCAGCAAGTATTGGCATACCATAAAATACTAAAGCCATAAGTACATCTTCGAAAAATGTTTCAGCTGTTTGAGGCCTAGATATATATTCTAAAAAAAAGTGGTTTGGTGGAACATCATCCATAGAAAATTTACTTAATCCATGAAGTGATCCATTAGACCCTTTACCATCTACAGTACCACTAATATCATAAGAGTCACAACCAAAAGCTCCAAGATGTTCGTTTGCAGGGTATTTAATACCATTTTTTATAATTACATTATTTTGTAAATTTTTAGATGGAACCCATGATATTAAAAATCTACCATCATTATTTGGATAAAATACAACTCTTGAATCTTTAATTCCATTTTCCCATTGAAAACTTCCTTTAGTTACAGAAGTTATATTATGCGTTTCTTCATTGTAATCTATTTGTTCATATATTTTAACCAGATTAAATAATGACTCTTTAGTTTCATCTCTAAACGCATGTTTTTCTGTACGAGGAAATTGTCTGTAAAATTCGTTTAATCCGTCTTGGTCTTGTTTAAGTCCTTCTGCTTCGTTTTCCCAGTGCTCGATAACTCCGATATTAATTTCTTCTCCATCAATTCCAATGATTGGATTTTGTGGTGTATCGAAGACAGGTAATCCATAAGAATCAATGTATCCTTCGTAGGACCATTCCATAGGGATGAATAAACTATAGAGTCCCGAGCTTGTTTGACCATTCTTATTTCTTCTCTCAACGCTTGAATCATAGAATAATTTTTTAAAGTTGTTTCCACCTTTGTCTAGGGCGTTTGAAGTTGAACCCATCATACATTTGCCTACTATCCTGCTTCCTAATCTCAATGTAGTTTTTGTAACTCGCCAATTGTTTAATATGTTGTCTGGTCGTTCCCATTTTCCACTTTCGTCGTGTGCTAATATTTTTAATTTCTCACCATCGTAAGAGTTGTCCCCCGTATTTTTCCAGTCTATAGTTGTGTCAAGACCTTCTAATTCTTTTAGTTGTTCGTTTGATTCTAGTTTACGTCTAGTAAGCTTTGAAGCTGGTACTCTGTATGCCAGTTCGGTCTTAGGACGATCCATACCATCCTGGATCGGTTTGAAAAAAAACGGATAGTTAACGGATATCGGGACAACTTTATCTGTGAACATTTTTTTAGCATCTGCTCCAGTCTTTGAAAGTATACCGAATCTAGCGTCACTAGATATTGTTGCTTGGTTAACCAATTCGGCTGAAGACATAAACGAAAAACCAGATCGTCTGTTTTTAAGGTAGCACATTCCGTAGCATCTGTTATCTGCTTTGCAAGCTTCCCAAAACATGAAGAATAATCTGTTTGCTTCTCTAAAGTCAGCGGCTCCGACATCAATTTTTGACCATTGCAAGTACATATAATGAGAGCCTGTAATATAAGTAGGAACACCATTGTTATAAAACCAGTAACCTTCATCTCTTTTTCTGAACTCTTCATCTATATAATCAAACCATTTTTCTTTAAAATCTGTAGGGTATTCATCCCAATCAAATACACTTTTAATCCTAGCTAATTCTTTTGGATATTCTTGTCTTTCCCAGTATTGTTCCTTTTTATCTTTGCTTCGTTTAAAAGGTTCATGCTCTTCTGGTATTGCAACTTTAAGACCTTGAATCTCGTATATCTGTCCAATAGTTCCGTCTTTACTTATAACTACAAAATCATATTCTTTATTATATCCATATTCCCATTTTTTATACCTATTATTTTTTTTAAGTATTTTAGGATTGATATAATCTTTTAATATTGTATATAATGTTTGTTGGTACATTATTTACTTCTCCTTTCCGCAAAACCTTTAAAAGCTTTTTCTTCTTTCTTTTCTTCTTTAGGTTTATCCTCTAACATTTCTTTTTCATTCTCGATACGTGTTAATATTTCAAACGCATCGAAAATAGCTAATTTCTTTGTTGCAGCTGCATTTTTTAATCTATCTGCAGATATATCATCTTCTGAATCTACAATAGGTTCTCTAGCGATCTTAATTAATTCCTCAACTGCTTTGTGCCCAGCTTGGATTATATTTAACTTTATCTTTTTGGTAGTCATGCATTAATGCTATATCATTTGATTTCATACAATATAAACGTTCATCACCGACTATAAACTCAAATTCAGAGTTGGGTGTAAACGTTATTAAGGTTCCAGGAGTGATTCCTAGCGCTTCTAAGGACTTGTTACTATATTTTATTATACCAAGAAGTGGAACTTCTTTTAGTGTGCTAAACTCATCTATAGAAGCAACTGGATGTACAAAGCAATAGTTTAAATTGCATATCCATTTGTCATTACGGTTATAAAGGTATATTTGTTCTATATCACAAAAAAATAAATCATCTTTAAAAAATGATGCAGAGTTCTTTTCTCTACCTTTCATATCATAGAACCTACGAAATACATTGTGGTGTATTATTATTTCATCGCCTACTTTAATATCTGTTTTATAAGCTTTAGGTAAAGCTATAACAATTGCTTTTTTACTAACTGACTGAAATGTTTCAATACGAGTATTAGTTATAAGGCTTTTGTCACCTACTTTTTTTTCATTATCATAACGTTCGCCTTTAGGCTTTATGATAAATCGATATAAGCTTTCCATTAGTATTGCAAATCATACTCAACAGATATTGCCATATTAGAATTAAACTTTTTCCAAGGCAATACTTCGTCTTCTTTAGTTATAAATATATTGTAAGAATTATCTTGTTCTTCAAACAGTATATTAGAAATGCTATGGCCTCCGTAAACCTGTTGGCCTACGGAGTAATGCATAGCTTCATTTTTATAATCTGCTCCAATACTTATTTTACGTATAATACTAGACATGACCAACAGCTACTTCTTCTTCTTTTTCTATAGCTGTGTAAGTACCATCTTCTAAGTTGATATTTACTGCGCCATATTCTTTTTCAAGTTCACCTTTAAAATCTTCTATTTGTTGATTTACTCCAGCTAACTCATGAAGTAACCCATGCTTATTAGCTTCTAAGTAACCTACTTCATTTAAGATTTTAGTAACTGCAGCTTGCTGCTCTTGTATTTTTTTTAATTGATCTTCTTTGATTTTCATTGAATTTAATTTAATTTAATTTTAATTTACTCTGTAGGTGGATTTGGATCCGACCACTCTGGAGTTGCCATCAGCGCTAATGCTGCATCATGATCCATTGTACTTACTGGTACTAAAGAACCATTAGTAATAAAACTAGGTTCAACCTGGTAAGATAATAAACCTTGAGTATTAGCTAAATCTCTTCTCATTGTTTGAGCAGAACTTTGATTTACTTGACTGAATAAAATTGCATTTGTATCAGTTAAGTTTATTACTGCATAAGTTGTTGCCATTGTTTAATTATTATTTAGTATCTTATTGTTATTTATATATTTACTTGTTTAATTTATTTTTTACGGTGTTGGAGCTACATCTTCAACTCTATCTATAGCTGTCATATTTACTGAAAAAGCATTTTTAGTAGAGTTAGGTGCATTACCTTTTAAGTTACCTGGAATATCCATACTTGTAGCTATTCCATTTGCTGTAGAACCTGGGCCATCACCTATTAATTCAGTTCCACCCATACCATCACTAGTCCCATTATTTCCACCACTACCTAAATCTGGGCATATCCAATCTTGACCATTATAATAGCTATCACCTGCTAAACTCCACCAAGATACTGGAGATAAACTAGAAATATCATTTGGAACACCACCGTTATATATTGTTAAAATATTATCATCCGTTAATGCCTTGTTAAATACAGCTACATTAGACAGTTTTCCATCTGTATACTCTGTACCTCTTGAACCAATTTTTAAAGCAGCTGTAGATGTTTCAATACTTCCAGTTTGTGCAGTTCCAGAACCTAACTCAACACCATTATAATACAATCTAATAGTACTTCCATCATAAGTGCCAGTAATCTGAACCCATTTATTAATACATACTTCTCCAACACTTTCAATAGCTGTAACTACAGTTCCGCTATTATTTCTTATAAGCATTTCGATTTGTGAATTACTTGCTGCACCACCTGATGAAGTAACTCTTAATATATATGCGGTGTCAGTAGGGCCTGAATTCCATTTAGCAATAATATTAGAAGAGTTTAAGTTATCATCTCTATTAATCCATCCAGAAAGAGTTATATTTCCTGTAATATCTAAACTTGAGCCTGTACCACAATTAATCTCCTCGTCTGTTCCATTGAAGTCCATACTATAACTACTATACGGAATACTACGAGTTAAATCAGATGTTACTAGATTTGCTGTATTCATATTATTGCTAATACCGTTTAATGCAGATACATAATCTGTTTTTACAGAATCTTCTGTAAAAAATGTAGCAGCAGAACCATATGTTCCTGTTACACCAGTATTACTATTACTACTTGAGTCAGGAAAAGTCCAATAAGTATTAGGAGAACCATAAGTTCCGTCACTAAATTTCCACCAACCTTGTAGATTAGTACTTGGTATAGTATCAGCTGCTTTGCCTCCATTCCAAATAGTTGTAACATCACTCGCACTTAATTCTGAATTCCATATAGCACAATTAGATAATGCTCCTGTGTAAGCTGGTTCTCCATAACTGTAAACATCATT